GGCAAGAAGCTCAGCGCCGCCCAGATTTCCGAAATTCACTCAGCCAAGGATGGCGGCGACGGCGTGTTCGAGGCGCTGGCTGGCTCATTGCTGGACACAGCCGGATCATTGCTGCTGATCGACTCCACAGTCGCGCCGAAGTCATCGAAGCTGTGGGAGCTGTATCGCGCCGCCACGCACGAAACCGACCCGGATGCGTCAATCGCGTTCAGCCACATTCAGTATGCCGACCTTGAAGACGCCTGTGCAAACGGGCCGGCGTGGATCGCGCCTGCTAAACTGCGCTCACTCGCTCGCCAAATGTTTCCTACCAAATTCGCCTTGCTTCACCTCAACCGCTGGGGTGACGCGGCGAACCTCCTGTTTCCCGCCGCCGTGCTCGATCCTTGCGTAGTGGAATACCCGATCGACCTCAGAGCACTGGCGGCAGGTTCCGCGTCGATCGTCGGCGGCGGTCTTGACCGCGCTTTCGGCGGCACGGTCAAGGGCGACAAGACCGCGACCGCATGCGTCGCAAAGATCGCGGTCGATGACGAAGAGCACATCTATGTGCTGGACGCGGACTCCGTGCCGTTCAGCCGCATGGGCGGCATCAAGTCGCGGTTTGACGGCTATCATTCCAAATTCGGCATGAAGCGTCTGGTCCTGGAGTCCTATGGTGCCCAGGACGTTGCCGATTGGGCGAGCACACGGCCTTTCAGCGCCGGCACCGAAGTTATCCACCCCTCGCGCCCAGCTAAATATGCGGCTTTCCTGGCATTGTATCAGGCAGTGGCAGAAGGCCGGCTGCATATCAGCCCGAAGTTTAAGGAGCTAATCGCCGAGCTTCGCGCTTTCGAGGTTCACGAAGACGGCAAGGCCACCTCTGGCGCTACCACAGTGCCTAAGTTCAGCCACCCGCGCGGCGGGCACGACGACTTCGTGCATGCCCTGGTCTGGGCCGTCTATTCGCTGCGTAGCGTCACCCTGAACCCATACGAGATTGCCGGTGTCAACTGCACCGGCATCGGCGCGAGCATCGTGCATTGCGCACTGAACGGAGGCGATCACGTTCCGCCGTGTGCCGACGCATGCCGATCGATGGCCGAAGCCCGCCACCTTCACGCCGCCTATCTGGCGCGCTCGCCGCTGGTCCCGCTCGACCTCGCCCCCTTCATCGCAAGCAAGCTGCGCAACACCGGCGCGCACACGCTGCCCCGGTAACGGAGAGAATTTTGCTCGGCCTTATTCGCCCCCAAACAACCGATGTAGTGCGGATCACTTCCGGCTCGCGCGTCCGCAAGGAAGAGACCGCGCGGCGCTTGTCCTATTATTGGGATCGCCAGCACGACGCGACCTACCGTTTGATCGCCCAGCGCTTCGCCAAGCCTGAGCAGTTTCGCATCTTCTGCGTCAACATCGTTCGTGCCATCGCAGACAAGCGCGCCAGCACCTACCGCATGCCGCCCCGCCGCACCTTCACCGGCATGGATCAGGCTGCCGGTGACGCGCTCTACAAGGCCACGTCTGCCGACGCGGTGCTCAAGAAGGCGTCGCGTTACTTGGAAGTCTGCAAGACGGTCGCGCTGCAAGTCGGTTGGAACGAAGCGACCGGCACGCCAACGCTGCGCGTGCTTACGCCGAACGTGTTGGACGTGGTGTGTTCGGACCCCGAACAACCCGAGCGCGTCATCGTCACCTATCCCGGCGAGCGTGCCGAAGACACGACCTTTGCCGATTGGACGCCGACCGGCTTCCGCATGCTAAATCACAGCGGCGCGGCAAAGCCGGTGCTGGGCAATCCCGGCAACGCTAATCCCTACGGCGTGCTGCCGTTCGTGCCGTGGTTCGACCGGCTGCCCGATGACTCGTTCTGGCTTCCTGGCGGCGACGATCTTTATGCCGCCCAGGATGCTGTAAACGTCGGGCTATCAAACCTCTGGCGTGCTGTAGAATTTCAGGCGCACGGCCAAGCATGGGCGTCGGGCATTTCGGCAAACGAGGTTCTGCAATTCGGTCCTGATCGTGCCGTCGCGTTGCCCCAGGGCGGACAGTTTGGCTTCGCCGCCCCGAATGCGCCTATCGCGTCGATCCTCTCGGCGATCGAATTTGTCCTGCGCGAAACCGCTGCAACGCACGGCGTGGGCGCGGACCTGTTCGATCTCAGCAAGGTCGCTGAGTCCGGCTCGGCGAAGCACGCCGGTCGCCTCGATCTCAAGGAAGTGCGACAGGATCAGATTGCCCAAGCCCGCACGATGGAAGCGCGCTTGTTCGACACGCTGCGCGTCGTGGTCAACACGCACCGCCCCGGCACAATCCCCGACGAAGCCACGGTAGGCGTCGATTTCGCTGAGCAGCAAGACCAGCTCAGCGAAGCCGAAGCGCTGGAAAACGCCCGTATCAAAAGCGAGCTGGGCGTCTGGTCGCCCGTCGATGTGCTGATGAGCACGAACCCAGACGGCTTCCCCGATCGCGAGTCCGCTTTCCGCGAGCTGCAACGCCGCCGCGATGAGTCCGCCGAGCTGGCGGTCCCCCTCTGAAAGGAAACACGATGAGCACCGAAACCCCGACGCCCGCGCCCAGCGTGGAAACCGAGACGCCCCCGGCATCACCGCTAGCCACCCCCGCCGCCAGTTTGGAGCTGGCGGCGCTCAAGGATGAGCTGGCGGCGCTTCGCGCGGACGTCGCCGCGATCACGACCGCGAAGGCCGAAGCCCCCGCTCAGCCGGCAGTGCCGGCGACCGACACACCGCCGCCGGCAATCACGCCCAAGGCACCCGACACGTCCGCCCTGCCAGTCTTTGCGCGCCTGGCAGCCGGATATTCCAAATAACGCGCATAGATAAAGGATTGCCTAAGTAATGCTGACTCAGACCGAATGGGCGCGGCTCTGCCCGGACCCGCTTCAGAGCGGCGTCGTGGAGATTTTCGCCAGCACGAACCCGATTTTTCAATATATGCCGTTCCAGAACATCGCGGGCGCAGCGTATGTCTATAACCGGGAGCAGACGCTGCCCGGCATCGCCTTCCGTGGCATCAACGAGTCCTATGACGAGTCCACCGGCGTTATCAATCAGCTCAGCGATCCGCTCAAGATCGTCGGCGGCGACCTCGATATCGACGCCGCGCTGATTGCGTGGAGCGCCGGCTCGAACGACACGCGCGCCATTCACGACGCGATGAAGGTGAAGGCGCTGAGCCTCACGCACCTCAAGACGGTGTTTGACGGCGACAGCACCGCCAACGTCAAGGAATTCGACGGCCTGAATGCCCGCCTCACCGGCAATCAGGTTATCGGCGCCGGCACCAACGGCGCGGTGCTCACGCTCGAAATGCTGGACAGCCTGTGCGACGCGGTCGCCGGCTCGCCGACGCTGCTGCTGATGAACAAGCCGCTGCGCCAGAAAATCCGCCAGCTCGCCCGGAGCGTCAACGCGCTCACGATCGCGAAGGATGATCTCGGCCGCGAAGTGGACATGTATTACGGCGTGCCGTTCGCGATCGTGGAGGAAGACGCCACCGGCGCCGATATTCTCGGCTTCGATGAAACGCAGGGCACCGCGACCAACACCGGCAGCATCTACGCCGTGAAGCTCGGCGCGGGCGCGATGTTCGGTGCGCAGACTGCCCCGATCAGCGTTCGCGACCTCGGCGAGCTTCAGAGCAAGCCGGCGTTCCGCACCCGCGTGGAGCATTACAGCACGATCGTGCTGGAGCACCCCAAGGCCGCCGCGCGGCTCAAGGGCATCAAGCTCAGCTAAGCCACCCCCGCCGCCAGCATCCTCGCCCCACACGTCCGGTGCGCCATGTGATTGCTGGCGGCGCGCACCGGCGTGGGGAAGCAGGGACCGGCACCTACGCCGGGCGGGATTATTCGGTGAGTGCCCGCGCATGCAAAACCCCGAAAGCCGGCAGCATTCATCTCCTTGGGGCGTGGCCGGCACCCCATTCGCTTTCGAGAACCGCACCATGATCGCCGCCGCCATCCGTCCATTGCTCAATGCCCAGGTGCAACACTGGATGCCCCCTGTGCGCGACGTGCACGGCAAGCAGACCAAGGCCGGCAGCACCACGCACGCCGCACGAGTCACCTACACCCCCGGCACCATCGTCGGGCCGGCGTCGCGCGAACGCACTGCCGACGCCGCTGCGATCATCTGGCTGCTGAACCATCCCCGTCCGATCGCCATCGGCGATACCTTCGAGCTGCCGACCGGCGAGACGCTGAAAGTCATTCGCGCCGAACGCCGCGCTTCCGCCGCTGACACCATTAGCAAGGTTTTTCTGTCATGATCCTGCCGACCGTTGGCATCAATTCATATGTGTCGATGGACGCCGCAAATGCGCTGGCGTCCGAACGCCTGTTCGCCGGTGCCTGGACCGCTGCGTCGCCTGACACGCGCGCCCAGGCACTTATTACCGCCACGGCCCTGCTGAACCGAATGCAGTGGTCCGGTCATCCGGTTGCCCCAACGCAGCCGCTTGCATGGCCCCGCGTCGCCAATCGTTGCCCCGATGGCTACCCGCTCACCACCGACATTCCCGCGCCGATCGCAGCGGCAACGGTCGAGCTGGCAATCTACCTCCTGGGCAACGGCGAGCTGCCGGGCGGTCCCGCGATCATGCAGCGTATGCTTGGTGACAGCATGGTCATGCACTTTGCCCATGTCGCTGACGAGCTGCCTAAGCACGTTCGCCGGCTTATCGAACCGTTCCTTCGCTCTACCTCGGCGAACGTCGCGGAGGTGCGGTTCTAATGGCAACCGACCACATCGAAGCCCTCGCGGCGTCACACGAAAAGCAGCTCGCCGACCAGATTGAAGCCGCGTTCCTGGCGTTCCTCGCAACAGTCAACGTCGATCAGCTTGCCGGTGCCCTGGACGACACCGGTGCCGATCATATTCGCGCCCAGCTCGCAATCATCCTAGACCTGGACGACGCCGGCACGCCCGAGGTGCTCACGGATAGCATGGACGGCCCCGGCGCGTTGCTGGCGTCATTCGTGGCTGCCATCGCTGCGCTCGCTGCCGCCCAGGCCAATCACCAGATGAACGCCAATGGCTCCGTGCTCGCTGGCGTTCGTGCGGATGCCGACACGTTGCTGCACCGCTTCCTTGCCGACACGGCGACGGCGATCAGCGCGGCAACGGAGTCCGCGATCTACGGCCCCGGCAGCCCCCATGCGCGCGCCGCCCAGCTCAAGCGCTCTATCGGCCTCACAGCGCGGCAGGCTGCTTCCCTGGACGTAATGCAGGCCGCGCTACAGCGCTTCCTCGATACGCCCCGCACGCTTACCCCGGCGCACGTCGATGCCAGCGGCAAGCGTATCCCGCCGAAGTTCGAGAGGCAGGCGAACACCCGAGCCATCCTCGCGGCGACGCGCGGCAGCATCTCGGCAGCCCAGCGGCAACTTATCGCCCGCGCCATGACGAACCCAGACCTAACGCAGCCCGGTGCCGACGCGCTGCTAGATGCACATGCCCGCGCCCTTCGCAGCTTCCGCATTCGCGCCGTTTCGAACGAAGGCATTCACCAACTAACCGAAACCGCCAAGCTGACCGGATGGCGTATCGCCCAGCATCTCGGCGCACTACCTGCCGATCAGCGCCGTTACTGGCGCACTGCTGGCGACGAGCGTGTGCGGCATACCCATGCCCAGGTGCCGGGTATGAACCCTGCCGGGGTGCCGCTCGACCAGCCATTCGCCACGCCGTTCGGCGAGCGCATGAACGCGCCGCTAGAATGGGGCTGCCGGTGCAAGGCGACCCTGAGAGCGCCGCGATGAAAGCTCATGCACTCAGCGCCTTCGACGAAAGCCAGAGCTATACCAGCCCCGAACGCCGGTTGATGCTGGCCACGATCGCGAACGCGGTTGCCGATGCCATGGGCAATGGTGCGGTCGATCACCCGCCGCAGCGGGAGAAGGTGCAGCGCGATGCCCTGGCATGGTTCCGCGCTGGCAACTCCGACTTTGAGACCGTTTGTCACCTCGCCGGCCTGGACCCCGAGAGCACTCGGCGCGCGGTGTTCGACTTCATGGCCAGCGGTGAACCTATGCCGCGCCGGCATGCCATGGCGCACGCTAGTCCCCGCTCGACGATCAATCGCAGCCGCAGAACATCAAAGCCCTGGCCCTGTAGCGCAAACGCCGACCAGATCGCAGCCCATGCCGGCGTGTCACCATCCGCCGTCCGCGCCGTGATTTACGCCAACGCCCCTACGTCTGCCCAGATGCAGCGCCGCGTGTTCACCGCCATCCAAGACCTTGCACAGGAAGCCGCCAATGACGCCTGATCTTGAAACCTTCGCAAACGAACCGCTTGTGATTGCCGGCCGCAAGATCGACGGCCGCACTATGGAAGCACGGCGCTTCCGATCGCTGGCAACCGATCTCGCCGCCCAGCTCCAGCGCAGCCCGTCGCCGGCCGAACGCCTCCTATTGCTGAACGCGGCTACGTTGGCGACCATGTCCGAGCGCTTCACCGCCGACTTGCTGGAGGGCAAACCAGTCGAGGAAGAATCCTATCGGCGCAATGTCGCCGCTCTGAGCGCAATCCTCATCAAGCTGGGTATGGCCGCTAAGAGCCGGGACGTGACGAAGCGGGACCGCGCCGGCCTGGACGACTTCGGCGCGGCGTTGATCGAGGCCAACGCCGGCTAATCCGCCCACTTGACAGAACAGGTGCGGCTTTCCAGTTTGGAAATATGGCCGCAATCCACCTGTTCATCGACACTTCCACGTTCCTGACTTTCTATGCCTACACTTCCGATGACCTCGACGAG